ACAAAGACACAAAAATCACAAATGCAAACACACAAAACGCATCACACTAAAAGACATCTACAAAAAATGGCTACTGAAATGCGTAAAGGTAAGTCGTTTGCACAAAGTCACACAGTCGCACAAAGAGTCATTGGTAAATAATGAATGATAGGGAAGGCGTAACACTAAACGTGGAGTTAGTTGGTATAAAGAATTTAAAGACAACGCACACTTGGCGATTGGAATTTGACGTGTACGAGGTTGATTCTCCTAAAGTAAAAGATTTAATGGATAAGGTAGACAAGCCGTTAGTAATGGCTTTAGTTGATAATGGCTGAACAGAAGGCGAACAGAAGGGCTAACGGACAATTTAAGCCGGGATATAAACCACCTACTGCGTGGGTAAAGGGTGAATCTGGTAATCCAAATGGACGAAATGGTGCAATGTCAGACTTATTTAAAGACCTTGCGGAAGCAAAAGACGAGCAAGGCAAGACGAGGAAAGAAAAGATTTTAGACAAGATTTTACGAATGGCAGAGAACGGTTCACTTAAAGCTGCCGAAATGTATATGAACAGGGTAGAGGGGAAGCCGAGAGAATATGTGGAGCAACGTATTAGAAAAGATAAAATCGTAATTGAGTGAATTTCACAATAAAGAAAGACAGTATGCTCAAACATCAACGGCAATTTTGGGATATGCCCAATCGAATTGTCCTGTTGATTGGCGGTTACGGATCGGGAAAGACTTATATCGGGGCATTGAAATCCCTGTATATGAGTTATTTAAACAGTCCAATACCGGGAATGTACGTGTCACCCTCACATCAGTTAGCGACCAAGACAATCATTATAACGCTCAAGGAACTATGCAATCGTGCTGCAATTGATTACACATACAACCAACAACGTAGTGAGTTCATCTTTCACAATTGGGGAGGAAAGTTATGGCTTGGCTCTGGGGATAAACCAGATTCATTGCGTGGCCCGAACATTGGATGGGCAGTTATAGATGAACCGTTTATACAAAAGCGTGAGGTGTTTGAACAAATGATTGCTCGTGTAAGACATCCAGAAGCCACTAAATCACAGATATTCCTTACAGGAACGCCAGAGCAATTGAATTGGGGGTTCACATTAGCTAATGATCCAAGCCTTGATATTGGTATTATACAGGCTTCTACATTAGACAACCCGCATTTACCAGACGATTACAAACAAAGTTTATTACAAGCATATTCAGAAGAACAGATTGAAGCGTATGTACACGGTAAGTTCGTTAATCTTACACAAGGTCGAGTATATAAAGACTTCGACAGAGAGAAGCACGTTGTCAAACGTCCAGACCTAAAGCACGAGAAGCTTCCGATTGGTATTGCGATGGACTTCAATGTTGATGCAATGAGTTCTGAAATCTTTTATATAGGGACTAATTGGATACACGTATTCGATGAAGTGAGGCTAAAGAACGCAACAACGTATGATATGGTTGAAGAATTAGTCAAGAGGTATCCAGAAGCAAGAATATTTCCGGATAGTTCGGGTTCAGCCAGAAGATCGTCAGCAGTTGCGAGTGATCATCAAATCATTAGGTCGCACCCCGGCTATACAATATCCGCACCAAAAGCCAATCCGCCTGTTCGTGAACGTGTCAATTCTGTGAATAAGCTAATCCGAGAGGGGAATTTCTCTTGCGAGAACTGTCCTAATCTAATTATGGACTTTGAACGAAACGTATGGAAGGGGAATGACATTGACAAGACATCAGATAAAGAGCAGTCGCATAGTAGCGATGCAATCGGGTATGGGATCAATCGTTTGTTCCCGGCAAGGCGAAGAATAATGAAAAGTGTGACGTGGTAGCGTTCTTGTTTGGTGTATCGGTAGCGTTTAATGTCGTGTTTATAGGGTTATGGGCGTATGGTGTGTATATGGATAAAAAATTGAAGAGGGAAGCAATAGAGTTAATGAATACTCAAATGATGAGTTCTAAAAATTATAAGAATTGGATGTATGAAGTATGATGACAGTTAATGATGTTGTATTGCCAGACTATTCCGAACAAGTTGTTCTTGACACGATTCGGAAAGCACAAAGCGGATTAAAAGCACAAGAAGATGCAGAACGTGCAACAGCTTTAGATTTTTATTATCATAGGGACGTGGACAAGCACATTGAACAATGGTTTTCCGCTTCTACGATGCAACAAATACCGGCATTTCCGCAGAAGGTTGTGCCTCGATTTGCTCGTGCAAGGAATATGATCTATAAGAACGTACCCAAAAGAATGATTAATGGGGAACAAGCGGATGACTACAATGAAATGACACATCACTTAAATACAAAGGCTCGTGAATTTAACGAGACATCTTGGCTCACAGGGTGTATGGCGTTTCGCAGTAAATGGGGAAGAGATAGAATAGAATACGATATAATCCCATTCTTTAAGCGATATTTTTTAGAAGGGGAGTCCGAGCCTTTTGGTGTGTCTTATGAGGTAGGGCGTGACCATAAGAACAACCGTATATTTGTTTATTGGTCTGAAGAACGTGACGGCGTACCGGGAAAACACTTCAAGTATGATCAAGCGGGACGTGTTATGCAAGTTAACGAGGAGAATTTAAATCCGTATTCACAAATCCCTGTGACCTTTGTTGATTACAATTCCTCGGCAAGTGACGTAGTAAGAGCCGCCGTGCAAATAGGTATTGCGAACACAGAGATTGCATTGGCAGAACGCTTTGCTTTTGGACAACCTGTGGTAACAGGGGCAGATGAAATTTCTAAAATTAAGCTTGGAATTGATCGTGTGCTTTTATTAGGCGAAGGGCAAACATTTTCTTTTGTTGGCAATCCCGGCTCACTTAAAGATATGATTGAAGTGAGTAAGTCATTCGCCAATCAAACGGCTATTAACAATCATCTTCGTATCAAATGGGATGAATCGGGCAATGCACCAAGCGGTGCGGCATTGAGGATAATGGAGATGGAGAATTTAGAATCTCGTATTTCAGATATACCAAAATGGCGAGATTGGGAACACGAAAGATATGAAGTGGATCGGGAGATTATCCGTGTACATACAGGTAAAGATATGGGTGAGAATTATGTCGTGGATTTCGCAGAAATAGAATTTCCAACAGACCAAACACAAGAGTTTGCACGTCTTGAATTTATGCTTGACAAAGGTTTAATGGATAGGACTGACTTAATTAAATATTTCAATCCAGATATAAGTGATGAAGATTTACAAAAATTAATGGATAGAGTGGACGAGAATAAGAAAAAAGATGCAGAAGCACAACAACCAGAACAACCACAATTTGAAGGGTTAAGACGACTTGGCACAATTGGTTCTTAATCACATTGCAAAGATAGATGAACTCCAAGACGAGGTCATTCAGAATGCTGAAAGTATCTTGCCGTCAATAGACATTGATGAAATGTTGAAGGACACAGAAGGGTATTTACTCAATCTTGGATTAGCGTTCTTGACCGAACACGTTGACGAGATTGAAAAAGGTGCAAAGCAAGGACAGAGATTTGCTAAAGAGGTATTGAAGAAAAGTGGCTAAACAAGCAATTACAATCGAAAAAAACTTTGACTTGAGAAAAATCTCATTAGATTTGACAAAAGAATTGAATCGTGCCGGTCAAATTATTAAAAGAGATCATTTTCAACGATTGGAAAGAGGTCAAGGAGTAAAGGGTGCGTTAGTACCTTCTAAAAAAGCCATTGGCAAAACATTGGTTAACACAGGTAAAATGAGAAATCTTGTTATGGATAGAGCCACAAAACAAAAGCAAGAGGTTGTTCTTCATCCGGGAAGAAAACAAACATATCCCGGAACAAACGTGACAATGTCTGATGTTGGTGAATTTCATCAATTTGGTGCGGGGAATCTTCCTGTTCGTGAATGGTTTGGTATTACTGATAAAGCAGAAAAAAGAATTTTAAAGATGATGGAATTAGAAATCGAAAGGCAAATAAAACGTGCCTAACATACAGATTACAATGGCAAATCACATATCTGCATCGGCTTCACAAGCCGCATTGTCAATTCAAGAGTTGGTAACGACAATGAGAGCATCTGGAATGTCTAATGTTGCGATTAAACAAACATTGTTAAATGATCTTAATTCTGGCGGTCAATTGTTTGGTACATTCAGAAACAAGATTAAGAACACCGTCAAGAATGGAGTTGAATTTTCTTCTAATGATAGTGCTAACGGTGAGTTCACAAAAGCGGGAGTACAACAATTTAAATGGATTTCAGTTGGTGATAAAAAGGTATGTATTGATTGCGAGGGAAGGCACGGAGAAACAGGGACAATGGAGTTCTTTGAAACGATAGGACTTCCCGCTTCTGGATTTAGTATATGCACAACCAATTGCAGATGTCAGTTAGTGCCAGAAAATTACAAAGACGAGAATCTTGACAAGCCATTGGTTAAAAAAGAAATGGTTAAGCCAAAAGTTATTGATTTTAAAATGGCGGGAAAACACGAAACAGTCAAAGATTCACTTGGTTGGATGCAATCAAATGTTGCTAAATCGATGAACATAAGAACCTTGAAAGATTTAGATATTTTAAATGTTGCGACAAAGGGTATGTCTGAAATTTTAAGCGAATATAATTTGGACAAGCTTTATAAAATAGGCTTAATTAAAGGACGGTCAAGTGCAATGGCAAACGCAAGTGCAAGACACTTAAATTTTAAAACAAAATATTTTAATAATAAAAAAGCATTAGAATCTGTATATACAAGAAGCACATTATATTATGGCGAATCTGGGAAAAAACTATTAAAAAAATCTGAAAAACTTTTAGACAAAGCCATAAAAGAAGGCAACAAAGCAACACAAAGAGGATTAGCAAATGCGATATTTGCTATTAAAGCAAGACAGAAATCAAAAGCATTTCGACATACGGTTCAAATTGGCGAAGGATATGAGGCGGTGGTCAGATCAACAGTACATCACGAACTTGGACACGTTATACACGGACAATTTTCTGGAGGAACGCAAAGAAATTTTAGAACAAATCAATTTGATGGTGGGCCGAATATAAGAGCAAAGGGAAAGAGAAAATTAGACCTTGCTAAAAAAATGAACATCGAGTGGGAAGATTTATATACTAAACTTAAAAAAGACGGCGATATATCCA